TTCTCACGCATCCACTTTGTAAAATCTTTTACTTTACCTGATGCATCAGCTAAAACTTTAGTAATGGCTTCAAAAGCTGAGGCTACTCCTCCAACACTATCTTTACTTTTAGCAAGTCCGAAAAGATCACTAATAAAATCTCCAACAATCCCAGCAACATTACTGATAACAGCACCAATATTTTCGAACATAGTACGGATATTATCTCCAATGTTCACAATGCTACTAGCTGTTTTCTCGTTGATTCCTAGCTTCTTTAAAAAATCTATATTATCTTTCTTACTCAATGATCCGAAAATCATATCATAGATAGTGCTGACCACTCCTCCTACTTTATCAAAAACATCATAAAGATCATTCATAATGCTTTCTCCAATGTAGTCTCCGAAAAGCATGTGCATAAGCTCACCGAGTGCACCAGCTAAAACCTGGGGGATCCCTTTCAACACATTCCATACCATTGGAATAAGATTACCTACAAGAAATGTTTTAACCGTTTCAAAAAGTTGATGCAATGAAGGCATAATATCTTCACCAAGAGCTAATTTCCCTAAGACGTTTTGAGCTGCTGCTTTCATGGATGCAAACGAACCACTAAAAGTAGTCGCTGCCTCTTTAGCAGTCGTCCCGGTAATATCTAAATTCTCTTGAATCGCATGAATTGCTTGGTACACGTCTGACAGGTTATTGATGTCATACTTAACACCAGTCAATTTTTGTGCATCAGCTAGTAAGCGTTGCATTTCTGTTTTTGTACCACCGTATCCTAGCTTAAGATTGTCTAGCATTGTATAATTTTGCTTTGCGAATCCTTGGTAAGCATCTTGAATACGGTCCATAGATGTCCCCATCTTATTGCTATTGTCTGCCATATCGACCATAGCCATGTTAGCAACATCTGCCGCCTTCCGAGTGTCACCGCCTAATGATTGAAGGAGACTGGCACTAAAGCCTGTTACATTCTCCATGTAGGCATTGGCTGAAAGTCCTGTAGTTTTGTAAGCTTCGTTGGCATACTTTTTAACCACATCAGCAGAACCTTTAAATAAGGTTTCAATCCCACCTAATGACTGTTGGAGATCTGCACCTTCCATCAATGATGAATGAATTAACTTACCAATTCCGGCAGCAGCAATCAGTTTTTTTGTGACACCAATCAGTTTTCCGGCCAATGACTCGCCAACTTCCTTACCAACTTGTGGGATATCCGCCCCAAGTTCTTTTGAAAGCATGCCTTTCATCCCACGAGCTGAAGGTATTATTTGCACATAGGCTTTACCTAATTCTGTCGCCACTAACTACCACCTCCAATCTTTTCTAACAATTTACTTCTGTATTCTTCAAATTCCTCTCCAGATGTAAATACCATCTGTTCCTTTTCCTTCTCAACCTTGAGAAGACTATCAACCATTGAAGCCGGACGGTTTTTGCCCTGTTGTCCATCTTTGGTTTTCATCCATACAAGCATAGATAATCGATCCAACATACTTGCCTGGATTAATAAATCAGTTGGTACATTCTGCCCTGACATTGCAACTTTTATCCTTGAATCATCACGCAGACCAAATGAAAAAACAGCTACCTGATATGCAGGTAGCTGTTTGTAATCATAAATACGATACGTCTCAGCTAAATCACAAATCAAAGCATCTTCATCAGTTTTGATCATTCTGGAAAGGGTTACTATTTTTTTACATTCTGTGACTCGAAGATGTCTCGTACTTCATCCATCAACTTCTGAGTGGGTACCATTCCATCTTCACCACGGACATGATCTTTCAACGCTGCCACTTGATCACCAAGCAACAGTTTAAGTAGCCGAGGTAGCACAAGTGGGTTTTCATCGATTTCGGCAATAGTTTCTACTACCTCATAGTTCTCCATCCGTTCCATACTGATATCGAATGGAAAACCCGTTTTAGTAGTCCCTTTAAATGATTTAGTTTCTGACATGTATTAAGCTCCTTTGATGTATTCGTAGTGAGTATTGCTTTCGCCATCTGGGAATGCTGTAAGAGTTGTTTGGTATCCGACTGTCTCAGCATCTTTGTAAGAGATAGTTCCGATACCTGTTACTTTTCCTTGAGGAATAACAATACGTTTCATAGTACCATCTTTCAAAATCATATCTACCACAACGCAATGGCTAGTTAATTCTTTTGAATTAGCCTTGATAGTGATACCCGTTTTAAGATCCCCACTAACATTATCAGCACCGTACACTTCCTTAAGCACATTGACGTTCAATGCTTCGATTAATGTATAAGTGAAAGTATCGGGTTTTTCTGTTTGTGAGGAGTGTACGATGTCACCACCCCATGCTTTGACGTTTTCAGATTCAGGGCTATTTTCATTTTCCAAGCCATCCTCTGAGATATATCCTAGAGATAAAAATTTAGCATTTAAGGCGGTTGTAGCATCTGTTGGTAGAGGAGTCCCAGTAGGTGCTGAATAGATTGCCCCCCCAATTTTAGGTTTTGCTGTCGTCACTAATGATGACGATGTTGTTTGAGTAGTTTGAGCTTCTGATCCCATTCCATTCTCCATTTCTTAAAAATAATTTATGTCAAATACCGCTTGATAACGATATTTTTTAGTTTCTGTGTCTGTGAAATTGTAATCACTGTTCAGGTGGATTCCACTGATTTCATTCAGTTCAATCATGCTTTCGACAACTTGTTTTACTTTCTCATTCAATTCAGCAGCTTTCTGCATGCTGGTTGAATAGCTCTGAAAAGCAAAGGTTGCAGTCTTTGCGTGGTTCTTCTTGGCTCCCCTAGTCTTTTCAAGGATTACAAACTCTTGTGGCATGTTTGTTTCATGCTCAAAAAAAGACGGTACCGATAAATGACCGTCAAGATATTTCTTGATAACAATTTCAATCATTTAATTCACCGCCTTCAAAAGAGTATTGTTTTTCATATTGTCCTTCTTAGCTTTATAGGTCTTTGCACTAACCATTGCATTAGCACGATTTTTACCTACATGCATATCTTTTACATATCCATCACCGCATCTAGCTTGAATGTCAGATGCATATTGAGAAAGGATACTCTGCATAGGGGCAGATTTCATTAATTCAGCCACTCCTGCACGATTGAGTTTAAACTTAATATCACTCATAGCGTTCTACCATCACCTTCTTGTTCCAAGTTAAAGGAAGCATCTCCTCAATCCCTTCAAGAGGAATTCCAAAAGTTTTCCATTTCTTACCGAAAAATAAAACTTCTTTATCTTCCCAATCATGAAGATCACCTTTTGGTATTGCTAGAGTATACTCTGCTTTC